CGCAATATTTGTTGCGTATTTATGTATTGCATTAGTAAACTCATCGTATCCCTTTTTACCGTACAGTTGGCCTTGTTTATGGAGCGTTCCAATTTTGCCTAACTCTGCAACTTCTTCTTCAAGGACCGCCAGCATTGCTCTTTGCGGCATGGTAGAGAGAGACTCATCCGCCTGAAATTCAAATATCCTTTTTTCTTTCTCCGTTAAATATTTGAGTTGGTTTTTTTCTAACAGATCCTTTAAAGCTCCAGGGCTTTCATACATCAGAGAATTTGCTACTGCTACATCTATTTCTCTATACCTTTCTGTCAATGTTGTATTAAAATCTTTAGGGCGTTGCCTATAATCTAAATTATGCCCTAAATTATGATGTATGGTTAGTTGCGCTTTCACGTTTTCGTATAGCTTTTCAATAGCAGGCAGCCCCCCCTCCACATACTCGAAAGCCGCAGTCTTCACTATACCATCAAGTGCCGCATTCATAGCATTTCTACCATTAGTCACTTGCTGCAATAGGGCAAATAACGTCGCCTTGTTTGCGTGATCAATTCGCAGCTTTTTAGCCGCGTCTAAATATAATCTCTGGGATCTCTTACTCGGCAAGGTTGCTGCTGCCTCATTTATTCTAGCACTTTGCTGTTCAGTAAAAGCTCTTTGGAAGTCTGGCAGCAGGGCAGCATCTTTCTGTGCGGCCTTTTTATACGCTTCAAGATGATTGAGTTCCTCTATTGGAAGGTTGGCATAAAGATTGGTGGCCGCCGTTGTATCGGCGCGTAGCTTGTGGCGATCATACACCTCAGCAGCGGCCTTAGCGCTTGTCTCAAACGCCCTTCCAACTTCTTTTGTAGCCTCAGCGGTTTTTTCTCCGAATGCCCCTCTGGGAATATTAATTCTCTGAGGTGCCTGTGTTAAATCAGACGCTTGTACTGACGGTCCTGTTACTCTAGTTATTTTTGGCATTATACGTCTCTCGTTTGTAAAAAGGTTGTACCAGCAGATGTCGCGCCAGTAAGAGCAGTTCCTGCTACAGCAAGCCTTCCTGCGGTCTTTGCATCTTTTGCCGCATATTTTTGCAGGCCTGCCTCAGCCGCGAAACCACTAGCAGCATAATCAAAACCCCAGGCATCGTGCTCTGCTTGCTGGAGGATCCTTTCTGAATCTATATTGGCCAATACTGCCGTATCTGCCAGTATATCTATTGAACTGCCTTCATCTGGGTTAAACCCCATAGCGGCTAACTCTGCCCTCTGTTGGCCTTGCCATATACTCTTCCTAAGTTGCACATCTGCTATATCCGCCTTTGCCTTATCCATAGCAAATCGTGCATTATTTTTCATCATCGTCTCATTATTACGAGCAATCATTGCCTGGTAATTGGCTAAGTTTGAAGCACTAGTTGCTGCATTTCGCTGCCCCAACATAGTCGCTCCAGTACCAAGAAGTGATAGACCAGTAAGAACATTACCTAACGTAAACATCGATGTTCCTGCTGTTAAGGGGGTACCACCTGCTGCTATCATTCCTGCTTGAGTTGCAGGAGTACCAAGACCAATTCCAAATACTCCTCCTGCTCCTGGTCCTGCTGTTGCTCCTACTCCTACTCCTCCTGCTCCTGCTGTTACTCCTCCTCCTAGACCTGCTGCTGATGCGCCAAGGTATCCACCTGTTGCGCCTATACCAGCGCCAATAAGAGCGCCTTTTGCATCTCCTGTGGCAGCATATCCAAGACCACCGCCTATTGCAGCACCAGCAATCGCTATCGTGACAGGTTCACACATTATTTTATCTCCATAAAAAATTTCTTAAAAGGAACACCTCTTACCATAATAGGTTTCTCTTCTATTTCAAACCCCATACTCTCAACCCATCTGAGAGAAATCTTGTTTTTCGTAGATACATAATTCTCAAGATAATTGAATCCCGCAATCGCCTCGTCAAATAACTTTTTTGTCAGCGTTATAAAAAGCCTTTTATCGGCAACCAGAACGTCGGTACCAAGCATCCAGGCTATTCCCCGATTACTTAATAATGTTCCACGTGAAACACCTATCATACCTTCTGGGATACCATCGCCCAATATAGTCCAACAGTTGCCTTGAGCCTCAAGTCCTTTTCGTAAGGCTTTATATGGAGACGATCGGCTTGAAGCCCAAACCTCTTCAACATCATCCTCTCTCATCCGATGAGCAATCGGCAATATATCAGCCTGTATTGATTTTCTTATTTCAACTTGTTTACGGGTTTTCAACAACATTAACCTCTGGTAAAATGCTAAGTATCGTCATTGGTAAAGGATCTACCTGCCTTATAAATATCGTTCCGTCATGATTATGGATAGGCAGAAGGTTCTTTTCTATAACGCCATTAATTAATGCCTGTCCTTTATTAGCATGAACGCCTACAGGCTTATACGGTTCCAATTCAGATGAATTAGGACCAATCCTCAACCCAGCAGTTTTCTTTACTCTTATTTTGAGTATGGGAATAGTCTTCTTTCTTGCCAGAGAATAAGCGTAGGCATTATTAACACCCGTAAGATCCACTCCGATAGGTTCTAAATCGCTGGTATAAGGCAAGCCGATATGAATCCTGGAAGCGGCATCTGCCAACGTAACAGAACCTCCCGATACTGTCTTTGTGGTCAAATCCGAATCCAGAGGATTATGGGCGGTACCGCCATCTGCAAGGACAGAAACACTCTCGCCTTCAAGATGGCCTAATCCAGAAACGGTAGTTACGGCTTTCCTTACTTCACCGCCAGTCGTATAAGCCGTAAATTCGTCTCCGTCTAAATCGGTATCTATTATCGCTGTTCCGCCAGATACATAGGTAGTAAATGATGACGAATCTAAAGTCACACCTGCTATACTTTTAAGCGTAACAGTCGTGGTAGTAGCAGTATTAACCTGATAAGTGTTGCCATTAAGCTCTGTCATACCCACAACTCCTGAGATTTCCACCTGTTGTCCTTCTGTATGAGAATGCGCTCCAATGGTAATCTCGCAAGGATCGGCTTCAGATGCGGCAGTTATTGTATATGTAGTGCCTGTCCGATTATACAGCTCAAAAGTGTTTGTTGCCTTATTTCCAATTTTATATCTATTGTCGTTAAGTTCTGTCATACCACCGACTTCCGCAAAGTCTACAAAATCAGCATCCGTAAATCCATGTGCGGGGGCGGTAACAACTACTGGTTTGGCTGCTGTTGCGCCAGAAACAGTAACGGGATTATCAAGGCTCAGACCGCTATCCACAAAGAAAGAGTCCTTTATATCCAATACATCTCTATTTTTTAATCTCTCTACATATCTCATTGTGCTGGTACTACCCGTAGTACCTTCGATTGTACGTTCTACAACAAAATAAACTCCATATTCGCTGGTCGTCTCGGTAATTGTTTCTACTGATTTAAACAGGCCGTCAGTCGTATGATGAGACCACGCCCATATCTGATGCTTCCTGAGATATGTAAGGGCGTTGACCGTACCATCATCCATTACGCACCATAGGATACTATCAGGGTCTCTGGCATAAGCCCACTCCACAATCGTCGCCTCTTCAAATAAATGCTTGGCAAGTAGAGTTAAATCGTCGCCAGAGAAGCCGTTATCTTCTATTGTATCCTGTAAATCCCTTACAGCCCTTCCTCCGTCCTGAACGTATATAAATGACTTCCCTATCTTTAAGGCCCTTATATTGCTCACTCCCCAGGATTCCTGTTCTTCTGCGCTAATATTATCAACGGAGAAGACCAGGCTCTCGCCAGTAGCAACGCGCCATACCCCAGAAGAAGTAAACAGGAACAAATCCTTCTGAGATTTCATATCTCTTATTTCGTTAACATCATCAGCAACAACATTAAATGTTATCGCATCGTCAGCCTGTGTGATAGCAGATACGTTCATATTGTTAAAATAACCGATTCTGCTTGCGAAGAAAGTCGAAGGCTTGTTCTCCGTACTGGCGTAAATCCTTCTCTGCTGGTGATATGTGAGGCATCTTGGCTTATTGTCCGATCCAGTAAAAGGGGTTTTGTTCTCAGGCGGCGTTATGCCGTAATCGGGCACAATGTAATTATCCTCAAAGGTATTCGTAGACGCATTGCCTATAAACCCGAATACACCCGAAGCGTTATCATCGCAATATACTTTCCATGTCACGCTGCCTGGGTCTGTCCACGTAAGGTCGTTTGTTCTTGTCGCATCTTCAGCTAAATCATGGTCTGCATCGTCAGAAGAAGAACCGATGCTTTCTTCATCCGTATCTTCGTCTATGGCAGTTACAACATAATCCCTTACGACTCCCGTATTACCGCTACTCGGAGTCGCGGTTAATCCTGTTGGCGCTGACACGCTAGAAGCAAAGGATAAAACCGCAACAGTCCATACATCATGCGCTGACCTTGTAATATCATACATATCGTAGTCAGGATGAGTTACTGTAAGCGTATCTGCATTTTGAGTAAATTTAAGACGCGACAGGCTGGCTTGTGGAAATACCGTGGTAAAGATTGGTATGGCCTCAACCGTGCCTCCTGACACATATGTAGTATAGGCGGAACTATCTATTGTAGTGCCAAATATATTTTTAAGGCTGATTGTATTTGCGGTTACGGCACTTATACGAAAGAACTTATTATTAAGTTCAGTCATACCCGCAACACTTGATATAAAAACCTCCTGCCCTACCACCAACGTATGAGAACCTATTGTCACTACACAAGGATCAGCCCTTGTCGCTGCCGTTATACTCACGGCAGAATTCATTACATACGCACCGTCTTTTATAACACGGAACGCTAGGTCGCTGAATTCCAATATATAGGTCTGTTCTGTGTTGAATCGGAATTTAACAAGGCGTGTTGTTTCGGAAGAATCATGGACTGCGCCTATAAACTCCAGACCAGCCCTATTGCTCGCACCGCCTTCGACATGAATAATTACATTCTTGGCTACTCTGCAAGCCGAATCGTATTTTGCCAGGTCTGCCCTTCCATACAAAGCTGGGCTGACCTCACCTCCAGCAAATGATAGTTGCTTATCAACAGGCAATTTTAACTCCTCGCTTGAATCAGGTCTGGCTCTGGCGCATCCCTGTTTACGCTTTCGTTGAGATTAGAAGCCTTGGCATTGGCTATTGCGTTGAGATATGACTGTTCAGCATTCAGCTTCAGCTTCAAATCGCCCGTTATCGGAATTGCTATCATTGTTGCCAACTTCCAGCCAATAGCTTCTACCGCTCTTGGCGAAAAGAGGGTTGGGTTTGACACCCTATATGTAAATCTTAGTTTAGCATCCTCCTTATCCGTATGTATCACCTTACCGCTTTTAGCATCATCAAGATCTATACGAAAAGGAACATCTGGCAGATTGTCCAGTTCCCTGACTATCTCCCTCGCTTTAACACATTGAGAAGGATACGTATATTCATAAAGCCACGGCAGGGGGGGCGGAACGGCATCGGTAGACTCTTTTAAAAGAGCCAGGTTTTCATAGAACGATGCAAAGTTCCAATCATGATCCTCGAATACAACATCCCTTGCAGTAGCATAGTTAGCGGCACAAAATTTACGCTCGTTGCTATCCTCGGTTAAAGAATTTACAAACGCTTTTGATGCGATATTTGCCAACGCCAAATTATATATCTCAACCTCACTTGCCACTCTTTGCCTTTACTTTCTTTGTCGATGCTTTTCTGACTTGCGGCTTAGGCGATTTTGCCATATCATACAATGTTGTTTCCTTGAACTCCGTCATGGGGTTTCCAATCTCAACCTCTCTCACACCAACATCAACAACTTCAGCCCATGAAGGCATAATCGTTCTCTCGCCACTTGCATCCTTCCCCATGTGTGCAGGATCAAACTCAATTATTGATCCTTCCGTACGCAAACGATCACCGTAATAACACACCTTCATTACTCTTACCTTCATAGCTTTCCTTTCAGAAAAATTTAGAATTAATGACTTGGGGGCAAATGCCCTTTATATTTAAAATAAGCCCAGATCCCACCAGTAAATATAACCAGTCCGAATCCGACCAGGGCCCTTATCAGCGTTCTCCAAAAAGAATCTTTAACGGTCTCGACGAATTTCCTCATCTCCATAACAAATGTTATGTCCGCGTATTCTATCTTTTGCACTTTTTCATGATCCCTAAAATGCTGACTCTCTTTAATTCGGAGATGTGCAATTTCCTCAACAATCACTTCCCTCAAAGCCTTCTTGAGAGATTCTCTGTCGGTCATGGGGCTTCAGTCTCCCGTGCCTCAACTTCAGGCGCTTCGAGCTTTTCTTCAATCTCGCCAAGACTTTCAATAACCGTATCTCTGAATCCCTCAATGGCTTTCGCCTTTTCCATATCCCCTTTCATCTTAACTCTTGCTGCGGCAATCGTTCCTCCACTACCAATGAGAACAGCAGCAACAGGCAGGAAAGCACATCCAGTAAGCGATAGTAAGCATATAGCTGCCATAAGTTTAGCAATAGTTTTTTTCATATTATTTTAATAGTATAATAAAATTCCCCCTGCCACTCCCTCTATTGGCAGAGGGCGCAAACTTCAGTTTTGTTGAGTTAAATACTCACCAGCTATCGGTCTAAGTTCGCCTTTTGTTGAATTTACGCATCTTAAAGAGGGAGTAACTGTCAACCTATTTTCTTTTCAAAAGGCTTCTGGATCAGTTTCATCCCTGACATACCCCCCAAGAGCGATAGCTTCCACATATCGGGTGTCCAACTATGAGCACCAGACCATATTGCCCGCTGCCATTCTGTTACTATACACAACACAATAAGAAGCAGTACCATTCTGGTCATACTCAGGGTTCCGTTTTCATCTTGAAAAATACTCATTATACCCATTAATACCTCTTATTTCTTCCTGATACGAGGGAAGGCAAAATACCTTCCCCCATACAAGATACTAATTAAAACCGCGTTTCTATGGGCCTGGGAACGTGCTCTTCGAGGACTGTCTCTCAAAGATAATTCCAGCTGTAACATTACCAGCAGTATATGTACCACTGATGGTGTATTCAAGCCTTGAATACCTTTCCATCGCATCGGGCACAAACTGAATGGTAAAGTTGTATCCCTGTACCAAAGTGGCAGTAACAATAGTTTGAGTAGAGCCAATGGTAGACAATGAGCTAAATGATGTATTATCATCAGTTTCAAGGTCAATAGTCACATTGGTTCCACCAGCAAACGTAGTCGTTACCTGAATCAGTATCAACATCGGATTACCTGGACCTCTATTGGCTACTCCCAAATCCAACACATTCGTTGAATCTGCAGTCGTGGTTAATGCCTGATCGTCTGAATATAAATTCTCTTTATCAAGAATCATAATTATTCTCCCTAAGTTCTAAGGATTAATACTAATAAAATAACCCTTATGATTCCCATAAGGTTGTCATAAGGTTAA